TCAGGCAGGCAGCGCGATGATGAGCGGAAGCGATTTGGAGCGCTGCCCGATCTGCCTCACTGCAAACTTTGAACTGTCTGGCTGCGGACTGGCGGATTGCAGCAACGATTGAGCTAGAGGTGCCGTTATCTCAAGGCTGTTGCTGCCCGTGCGCCAGATTTGCGTCGGACCGTCGGTTGATCCAAAGCTGATTTCCCACAACTCTTCTGCCTCGTTGAGCGGCACATCCACATCGTCGCGCCAGTTCCATGCTCCTCGTGCGCGGCGCACCCATTGAAGGTGCAACGATCCGTCGGCCATGAGTAAGGCAGTGCCGTGGACGGGTGAGAGCGGTCGCAAGGTCAGCCCTGCATTGACGATGGCGCTGCGAGCCGGATCGTTGTCGCCAAGCCCAATGGCGATGATAGCGTTAGGCGGGGTGGCACCAAGGTCCGCATTGTCAATGCTCCCCAGCGGGTAGGCGATCATCGCAAATGGCTCTCCGGCCAAATGTCCGGCGATGCTATGCTCGGTCCCACCGCGTCCACGAAGGAGCGCACTTAATCGCCATGTCTTGTCTGAAATGCGTTCTGCTCTGGCAAATTGCACCAGTTCTGAACCGAGCAAGGCAAGGTTCGCCCCCTGCATCAGTTGTGCCCAGGTTGCATTTGCAAGAGCGAGGTCGCTGGCGGCCAGTTCGATATCGACAATCGAAGCCCTGTCGAGCAGTAGCGGTGAGGCCGGACCAAGTGGCGTCAATGTCGTGCCGACCGCTGCACGCCTGCGCCCTGTAGAGCCGAGCGGGTAAAGCGTACCGTCGGAATGTTCTGCATAGAGCGAAGCGCCGGTCCAACCTGCACTTTCCGCCGTGGTAGCGACGCGAATAATGGGAGTCGTGCCATCTCCAGCGCCGTCCCACGGCAATTCCATCGCAACGATTTGGCTTGGCACAGCAACCAGATCAGGCGCCGAATTGACTCGGCCTGCATCGGCTAATTCTGCAAGCGGCGCAGTTGATGCCACGGCGACAAGATCCAGCATGACCCCATCGGCCTGCCATTCCCATTGCTCCACGCGCCATATGCCATCAGCCACCGGCGTTGTGAGGCAAACACCAGGGGCGAAGTTCGCATCAACCTCGGTGATGCGATAGCGCAGTGTTTCGCGTGCCTGCGTGCGTCGCCGCGCGGCGCGATCCGCAACGATGCTTGCTTCCTGCGCGGTCATTGTGGCTGGAAGATCGATAGTCGTTACATCGCCGGGTGCGCTGCGGCCAATGCTACGCTGCAGGCCCGGTTGATAGTCGCGGGCGATATCGTAGTACCGTACCGCGCACTGTTGCGACGTCGGCATTGCTTCGCGTCGGCGTGACCATCCATCCTGCCGTGCATCCTCTGCCGTTTCCCCACCTGCGCATGGTGGCGGAAGCATTGGCAGACCGGATGTTTCGCCAACATCGGCAAATCCAAGCGTCAGACGTTCATTCCGCACCGAACAGGTCAGTGGCGAAATCTCTGCGATAACCGGCAAGACGTCCGCAGCAGTGCCTTGATCGACCGTGAATCCCGCAAGTTTTGCTTGCGAAAGATCGGTCGTATCAACGTCGTCCAGCAGATTGTTGCAGATGTCCGCCACCGAAATTCCGTCGCTGTCTGCGATCACCTCGAAAGTCAGCGATGGCAGACGATTTCCGTAGCCTGCCAATTGCAGGTCCTCGAACACCACGTAGGCAGTGTTGCGGTACGCCGGGCAAAGTGTGTCGCTTTCGGCTTGGGCTAGCAGCGTGTCGGGTTGCTGATCGCCGTGCCCGGTGTGGACGCGCATCGTTCCGCCCACTTTCAGATCACCGGCTGCCCCGCGCATCAGGTTGCCATCTGCCCAGACCCTGCCGATCCCGGCAATCGATCTGCTTGAAATCGCGACCGCGAACGACGCGGTATAGCTGTAGCTCGTCACCGAAGGGCGGCCTTTGCCTCCGCCTGAACGCTCTTCATGCTCGACCAGTTCCGTGGCCCAGATCACGCTGCCGGCCGCGCGGATAGTGCCGAAATGCAGCGGGATGGCAGAACCATAGCTTGATGTCTGGACCGACAGTTCCTTGAGCCTTGGCCCTTCGACCTTGCGCCTGCCGATGAGTGCGGAATCAAACTGCTGGCCGATAAGCGCGCCCAGCGCGCCACCCAAAGGGCCGCCGATCATCGTGCCAACGGCAGAAAGGATCAGTGTTGCCATGTCGGTTTCCTATTCAAAATCGGCCACGCGCCACTGCATCGCGATTGGCCAGGGCAGTGGGCTGGGCATGAAGGTGACGCGGCGTAAAGAAGCGTGGGCATGAACGAACCCGCCGTTCACGCTCACCAGAAGATGCGGCTGCACAGGATTGACCATGCACAGGATCACGTCACCGTCCGCATCGGTCGGCTCCAGTCCGCTCTGTTCGGCACATGAGATAAACGGAGAGATCGCCGTGCCGCGTAAGGTATAGCCTTCGGGGACGAACGTCAGACATCCGATCCTGCGCAGCGCTTGGGCGACCACCCCCACGCAATCCAGCCCCACTGCAGGATCGCGTCCGTGCAGTCTGAATGGCACCCCAACGAGTTCGAGCGCGGCTCGGCCCAGTCTCCCGTTCATCCTTGTGCCACCGGGTAGCGGGTCAGGAGATCGTTCCCTGGAAGGTAAGGCTCGCCCTGAAAATTTACGGCATTGGCAAAGCGTTGTGCGCAAGTGGTGACGGTATGATCGCATCCTTCCCGCAAGATCACGCGCATCCCCGCAAAAGTGTCCGCCGCCAATGGGCGTTCGAGCACCAGCCATTCGTTTTCCACCGCGCGAATCCGAAGCGTCATGCCAGCATCGCTGCCATCAATGGGCCGCAGCCAGCCGAAGGCGAAATTGGAAGAAACAATTCCGGCAACCGATACCCACTGCCCACCTTCACCAATCCTGTCGATTATGGCCTCATGCGTATGGCGCGCGCCGGAAAGCGTGCAGCCATCGCCGCAGAACTCCGCGCGGCAGGTCGGTGAGGTGCGCGGTACGATTTCACGCTGCAACTGTTGCTTTACCGACGCCAGTTCCGCCGAAAACTGCGCGCCCTCGCGTCCGACCGCCCCGATGGTCCCGGCGAACAGGGTTTCGGCTTCCAGCATTTCCCAGTCCACCAGTCCCATCGTTACGCGCGCACCGTCAAATCGGCCTGCGGCAAGATCGGCCTCGCTGATCGCATCGTGGCTCAAAGCCCCTGCAATCTCGGCGGAGTCTGCCTCGAATGTAGCAGATCGGCGCACCGCTGAAGGCACCATGCCGGGCGCTGTGCGATGGCGCAGACCTGCGAAGGCAAGGTCGCGGTCGTGGCTGGTAAAGCCCAGCGCCACCCCGTCGCGTCGTTCAATCCGCCACCAGACCGCAACCGTTTCCAGCGCCTGGCTGAACCATGACCGGCTCATGCGTCTTCCCTCAGTTCTACCAGCGGAACGCTCGGTGCTTCGCCTGCGGCGAATTCGGCACCTGAAATATCCAGCCGATCCTCGGCAAAACGCACCGGAACATCGAACAGGAACCCTGCGCGCACTGTGGCACCCGCCGCCGGAGCAACGGCAAAGACCACGGTGCCCAGCAGGTCTATCGAGAAGTCACCCGTCTCGATGCCATTCACACTTACCCGCAGGGTTTCCACTCTCGGTCGCGTTATCCGCCGTCGCTGCGCATCGGCCTCGTCGCCATAATGCTTGACCAGTTCGAACCGCGCCATTGCGCCATCGCCCGTGCCCAGCAGTTGATCCATCGGCGTTGGCACGCCGGTCATACCGTTGGAACTGAAGTCCGAAGGATCGCGCAGGCGGAACCCGCGCGCCTGCCCGCGCCGCGCCCGAAAGAACGCGATCAACTCGCCCAGTTCCGCATCGGACCGCACGCCCGGCCCGACATCGAACCGCAACCGCGCGTCCGACCACAGGCTGTTGCGCCGTTCAAAGCCCGATGCGGTGATGGTGACATTGGTGGAGAACTCCGGCGTTACCGAAGCATCCCGTCCCAGCGCCAGCGGGAACAGAACATCGTCGAAGGATTGCATCGTCTCGTCTCCGCTCGTTTCGGGAAGCCGGGTAAAGCCGTCGCGCGACACTTGCGGCAGCGCCCAGACAAATGTCTCGGCAATGCCCAGCATCTTTGCCTCGCTTGCGGCGGCATCGATCCGCGCCCACTCGGCTGCGGCATTTTCTGGCCGCAGCACGAAACCCGAAAGGTAGTGCTGGTTCTCGCGCGGGTAGTTCAGCCGCGCTTCCACAATCTCGCGCGCCTGCGCGCGCAGCGCATCCTTGCCTGCCGTTACCCAGTCATAATCCTCAAGCTGCAAGATATCGAACGCGGGCGAAGCCCAGCCCACCGGCAGGTTTGCGCGCAGTGCTTCAGGCGTCACCGGATCGAACACGGTGGGCAAAAAGGCCAGCAGCAGCGTCTCGGCACCAGCAGATCCAGCCGCAGCTTTCACCGCAGCAGCAAGGTCCGCCGTCGATTGCGCCAGCAAAGCCCCGGCGTGATCGAGCAGCGCTTTCTGTGCCGCATTCAAATTCGCGCCAAGGTCGGGAATGCTAACCGGGCTGCCGCCAAACGCCGCCTTGGCGGCATCGTCATAAATGCAGATGCGGCGGTCCGGCATCACCCACCACCACGGTTCACCCACCTGATGCCGCAGAGGCAGCCCCGCGCCTTGCATCAGGCTCACCAGCGCTACGCCCACCTTGCGCACCCAGGCCATCGCTTGCGCATTGGCGGGTGAAAGCAGCGCCGAAGGTGGCACCCACCCGGTTCGTGCCGGATCGCCATTTTCGGCACGCTGCTGCCATGCGGACGGGCAGTTCTGCGCCAGCAATTCATAAGATTGTGATGCGATCACCGTCTGGCCCATCGCCGCAGCGCCAGCCAGAAAAGCCTCGTGCCACCGCCGCGCCGCAGCGTTCATTGCGGGCAGCGCCGGGTCTACCACAAAACCTCCGGCACCATCGGGCACCATCGCATAGAAGTGGCTCATCCCGATGTAGTGGTTGATGCTCCCGCGATAGCCCAATCCCCTGATTTGCCGCAGTAAACGTGCCGGGGTGAGGTTATAGGCATCGTCATAGCCTGTGCACATCGACAGTCCGTGTGGCGGCACCATCACGTCGCCCAGCGTCAGTATCGGCTTGTGCCCCTGGCACGCGATACCGGTCAGTTCGATCCATCCCTCTGCCGAAGTGGCAAATGGCGTCGCATCGCCTGCGCCATATCCCGGTGCCACCAGCGAAATGAACAACCGGTCGATGTCCGCCGGATAGACAGTATCGGCCTCTGCCGGCAGCAGGAAGCCGCCGTCCATCTCGGAAAACTTCAGCGTCACCTGTGCATCGGTGGGCGTGCCTTGTGCGTAGTTCCACAGCCGCACATACCACGCTCGCGCATTGCCCGCCGCATCGCGCCCTTCGACGGTCAGTGTTGGCCCGTTCACGGCATCCAGCGGCAGCACGCCCGCCGACCGCCAGCGGAACGAAAGCGTCAGCCGCGAATAATCGCGCTTCGTCTCATAAGACAGCAGCGGGTGGTCCCACTTGTCCTCCGATTCCCAGATCAATCCGATCAGGTCATCGGCCTTGCGGAACACTGCATCCACCCGCAGCGCATCGGGCGCGGTCGTCACCACCGATGCCATCGCCGGACGCGGGAAATTGACCGTCCAAAAGCGTGGGTCGAAGCGCTGGATCTTATCGGTCTGCTGCACCGTGCGGCGTGTTGCCAGCCAGTAAGTCATGCCATTCCCCCACTGGTCAGAAGTCGTTCAGCGCCCGGCGCACGGCTTGCGCCACCTGCTTGCCCGAACGACGCAGACTTTCGGGCTGGTTGCTGCCTTGCGGGCTGACGATGCGGATCGAGACATTCACGTCGCGCCCCTTGCCGCCGCCCAGCGAAGGCTCCACTCGCCCGGCCGAAGTCGGCACGAACAGTTCCGGTCCCCGCTCACCCACGACATAGCCTCGCCCCGGTGCCACCGGCCCGCCGATTGCGCGTCCCGGCAGTCCGAAGATCGATCCGACCAGCCCCGAAAGCAGCCCGCCAATTCCCGCAGACTGCCCGGCACCCGCACCGCCCAACGATCCGATCCCGGCGCTCACGGCCTGCGCCGCAATGTCGCCCATCACGTTCAGCGCCACGCGCCGCAGGTCTTCGAAGCCCAAAGACCCGCGCCGGATCGCGCCCAGCAACCCGCGCTCCAGCGTGTCCCCGGCGCGCCCAAAGCCGTCCATCAGGATCGAATCGAAGCTGCCCCGCATCTGCGCCACATCGGCGGTGAAACCCGAAGTGTTCGCGCGCACGTCGATCATCAGCGTGTCGAGTTCATCCGCCACGGTCGTGCTCCATCAGTCTGTCGATTGTCCCGCGATCCACGCCTTCGCCATCGGGCGCGCGCAGGGCGGTGAGTATCGTGGCCAGTTCTTCGGGCGTTGCCGCCCAGAACGTATCGGGCGTCCAGCCCAGCAGCAGCGCAGCGTGGCCCGAAACCCGCGCCCGGCCATGACCAGCCACACCCGCCAGTCCCCTGCCGGGGCTTGCTGGCTTTCCCGCCCCCAGACTTTCCAGTCATAGGGCCATTCGTCGATCTCCTTTTGGGGAATGCGCTTCATCAGCGTCGCAATCTGCTCGTCGCTCGCCTCGGCCAGCCAGTTCAGAAAGCCGTCACTCACCAGAAGCGGCCTTGCGGCTGGCCAGAACCTCGTCGCGCATATCCAGCAGCCGTTTGTGAAGCGATGCGCGCACCTCTTCCACATCGGCGTTGTTGCGGATCGCCCGCTCCTTCGCTACCGTTTCGCGGTGTTGCGAAAGCAGCCGCAGCGCGGTGGCGTTGTCGAACCTGGCGTCCCCGTCCTTCGGCTCGCCAAAGCGCAAGCGGTGCAGCACTTCCATCTCCAGCAGGTCATACCCCTCGCACAGCGCCTCGCGCCATTGCGTGGCAAAGCTGTTTTCGGCCCGCTTCACCTTGTAGGCTAGGCTAGGCATGACCTGCGCCGTCCGCGCTGCGGCGCTCACGTTCGAAGTTTCGGCAAGTGCTGTCAGAAAGCGGGTTCTCCAGTTGCGATTGTTCGGCTTATCCGATGTCTTGTGCGCAGCAGAAATCCGCGTCCGGCGCGTGCCGGACGTGGACGGAATCGATCCGGCCATGCGTGCCCATCCTCGGTCTATGGTGAATTGGTCAAAGGCGTCTCGCGGCCCGTCCTCCCTTGTTTGGGAGCGACTCGGTTTTTCGCGATGTTCCTGTTATGTACCGAATGAGTGTCACGATGTCAATCAAAAAGTGCCAATCTGGTTAGTGGCAATTCCGCTGGCAGAAAGTGAGCCAGTCCCCTAAATGCCGCCCGATACCGCAGTGCAACAACGAACGGGTGCCCGATGCTCCGCCGCCTCTACGAATGGACAATGGCCAAGGCCGCGCACCCCCATGCCGAATGGTGGCTGGCGCTGTTCGCGTTCATGGAAGCGAGCTTCTTCCCCATTCCCCCGCAT